TAAACCTTTCTGGGCTACTAATATTGAGACAGGCGAAGAGATTAAGTATCCAGCGGGTCACTCCAAGGCTGGACAGTCCTTGTTTAAACGTAGGTTTATACCTGCTAGTCTGTTTGATAACCCATACCTAGCTGAAAGTGGTGACTATGAGGCAATGCTTCTGTCGCTACCAGAGCATCAACGTAAGCAATTACTAGAAGGAAACTGGGATGTTAACGAAGGTGCAGCCTTTCCTGAGTGGAACAGAGCCATACACATCGTTGAGCCTTTTAAAATTCCCTCAAATTGGACTAAGTTTAGAGCTTGCGACTACGGTTACGGAAGTTACACAGGCGTTGTCTGGATTGCTGTATCACCCTCTGAACAGCTTGTTGTCTACAGAGAGCTATATTGTTCTAAGGTTACAGCTACTGATCTAGCAGATATGGTACTGGAAGCAGAGGCAGAAGATGGTACAATTAGATATGGTGTTCTGGATAGTTCTCTATGGCACAAGCGTGGTGATACTGGCCCGTCACTGGCTGAACAAATGAATATGAAGGGTTGCCGATGGCGTCCTTCTGATAGGTCTAGAGGATCTCGTGTAGCAGGTAAGAACGAGATGCATAGAAGGTTACAGGTAGATGAGTATACAGAAGAGCCTCGTATGGTTTTCTTCTCTACTTGCACTAACACTGTAGCCCAACTACCTTCAATACCGCTAGATAAAAGAAACCCTGAAGATGTTGATACAAATGCTGAAGATCACTTGTATGACGCTCTAAGGTATGGTATAATGACAAGACCCAGAAGTTCTATATGGGATTACAACCCTGCAACTCAACGATCAGGGTTTCAAGCCTCTGACCCTAGCTTTGGATATTGAATATGGCAGAACAAGACGAACTTATGTTTGAAACAGATGAAGTTACAGCGGCAGAGGATGCAGAAGATAGCATCTTTGAGTCTGTATCAAGCGTTGTATCTTTTGTAAATGAGCGATTTAAACGTGCAGAGGATTCTCGTAGTGGTGATGAGGATCGTTGGCTACGTGCTTACAGAAACTATCGCGGTATTTATGGAACGGATGTTCAGTTCACTGACACTGAAAAGTCTCGTATATTTGTAAAGGTTACTAAAACAAAAACTCTCGCAGCCTACGGACAGATTGTTGATGTGTTGTTTGGTAACAATAAGTTTCCACTAACTATAGACCCCTCTGTTTTACCAGATGGTGTAGCTGAGTCAGTTCACATAAACATAGACCCTAACGCAGCACAGGCTGGAGAGGCTTTAACAGCGGTTACTAGAGATGATGCCCCAAAGCCTTATCTTATTGGCCCAGACACAGAACTACTTCCGGGTGAAACTATTGTAGACTTACAGAAACGTCTTGGCCCATTGACTGAGAAGCTTGCACCCGTAAGTGAGAAAGTTGTAGAGGGAGAGGGAACTACATCTACTACAGTAACATTTCATCCCGCTATGGTTGCTGCTAAGAAGATGGAAAAGAAGATCCACGATCAGCTTGTAGAGTCAGGTGCTAATAAACATCTGCGCAGTATGGCTTTTGAAATGGCTCTTCTAGGCACTGGTGTTATGAAAGGCCCGTTTGCTGTAGATAAAGAGTACCCTAATTGGAACGAAGAGGGTGAGTATGACCCACTAGTAAAGACTGTGCCATCTACAAGTCACGTTAGTGTGTGGAACTTTTACCCTGACCCAGAAGCTACATCTATGGATGATGCAGAGTACGTTGTAGAGCGTCACAAGATGTCTCGCACTGAATTACGTAGTTTAAAACACCGTCCTTACTTTATGAGTGATGCTGTAGAGCTTGCCGTAGATAAAGGCCCAGACTACGATATGAAGTACTGGGAACAAACTATGGAAGACAGTGACACTGAGGCTTCTACAGAGCGCTGGGAAGTACTAGAGTTCTGGGGTTTTGTCGATACAGACCTACTTCAAGAGAATGGTGTATCTATTCCTAGTGAGTACAAGAACTTAGAAGAGCTTAACTGTAACATCTGGGTTTGTAATGGTGAAGTTCTTCGCTTTGTGCTTAATCCTTTTAAGCCATCAACTATACCTTATTATGCAACACCATACGAACATAACCCTTACTCATTCTTTGGGGTAGGTATTGCGGAAAATATGGATGATACGCAAACTCTTATGAATGGGTTTATGCGTATGGCTATTGACAATGCTGCATTATCTGGTAATCTAATCATAGAAGTTGACGAAACTAATTTAGTTCCGGGGCAGGACTTAAGTGTGTATCCCGGGAAAGTGTTTCGAAGACAGGGGGGCGCTCCGGGGCAAGGCATTTTTGGGACCAAATTTCCCAATGTAGCTCAAGAAAATATGCAACTATTTGATAAGGCTAGAGTTTTAGCAGATGAAAGCACAGGTTTCCCAAGCTTTGCACACGGTCAGACTGGTGTTAGTGGAGTGGGGCGAACTGCTTCTGGCATCTCTATGCTTATGTCTGCAGCTAATGGCAGTATACGAAATGTTGTTAAAAACGTGGATGATTACCTTATACGTCCACTAGGCAAATCTTTCTTTGCATTTAATATGCAGTTTGACTTTGACTCAGACATTCGTGGTGATCTAGAGGTACGCGCATCAGGTACAGAAAGCTTAATGGCTAATGAGGTACGCTCACAGCGTCTGATGCAGTTCTTACAGGTAGCGCAGAATCCAACACTAGCACCGTTTGCTAAGATGGACTACATTATACGTGAGATTGCTAAGTCTATGGATCTTGATCCTGATAAGGTCACAAATTCTATGCAAGATGCTGCTATACAGGCTGAGATCTTAAAGACCTTCCAAGCTCCACAACAGCCCCCTACAGGGCCAGAAGGCGTTCCAGCACCACAGGGTCAGGATCCTCAAGGACAAGGCCCACAGGGAGTAGCTGATACGTCAGGTGGCGGTGGTTCACAGATGGGTATTGGTACAGCACCAGCACCGGGGGAACAAGGGTTTACTGGTAATGTCGCTTAAACAATTTGCAAACAATAAGCAAGCTATGGATGAGTTTAATGAACTTATTGATGAACTTATAGCTACACAGCACAGGACTATGGAACAGGCGGGTTCTGTACAAGAAGTCTATTCAGCGCAGGGTGCTATTAGTACGCTAAGGCGGTTAAAGCTACTTAAGGGGATAGTGAATGGTTGACTATCGTAAACGTTTATCTGATATGACTCCAGAGGAAAGAGCAGAGGTAGCTCCTTCTGCAGATAACTTTTCTAAAGTGTTTGGTGATAGGACAGAGGAACCTATGTCAGTCACCGCTGCTGATACAGCCGTAAGTTTAGCTACACCAGTAGACTCAGTAGTAGAAGTACAGAAAGAGTTACAAAAAGAAGAGCCTGATTATCTAAAGGTTGGTATGCTTGCAGGTGTTGAAGCTTTAGGAAGTATACCTGCACTTGGCCCAGTAGCAAAGAGTATGATACGTAAGGGTGCAGACTTAGTTAAACAGACTGACACTGTGATAGACGGTACTACTAATATACCACCTGTACCTAAAAAAGAGGCATCTCCCTTTGATGTAGAGTATGACTATGACCTTACTCTTAAAATGGAAAATATGATTGATGAATGGGCAAAGGGTAATGTAACCAATGCTAATTTAAGAAAAAACCTTGCTACCCTAGATATTAAACTGCCTTATAGAATTAGCCCTAAAGCAGATCCTAGTAGTCTAGATATACAAATGCCAGACGGTACTATATATAAGGGTACGGGAGATGTACCATCAAAGCCTAGACCTCTTACTTTAGATGCTACCTCTGACGCTGTAGATGATTTAGGTTTTTCCGAAAAAGATCTAGCTGATTGGAAAAAAGTAAACTACGCAAAAGATAAGTTTAGAATACCACCAGACGATGAAATGGCGGCTGCAGCTACTAATCTTCGTGAGGGAAAGATAACATCAGAAGAGTTTAGAAAACTGTCAGATGAGAGACAGCCCATTAAACCTATTACAGAGATGCCAAAGTTTCCAACAAAAGAAGAGGTTGTAAAGTCTTTACACGCTACAGACCCAAGAAAAACAAAGAAAGGTGTTTTAGGTGTAAATAAATCTATTGAAGATGGTACACTTATTTCTTCTAGACTAGATATACCTGCTTATAATAATTCAGATACTTGGGTTGTATCACTACACGATGGTTCTGTAAAAGACGGTAAAACTGTAGGTTATGGGCAGTCTGCCGTTCTTAATAATGTAAACTTCACCTCTAACCCCTTAGCAGCTTCAAAGATTGCCACAGGTTCAGCGAAAACTACTATTGCTAGAATGCAAGGTGAGTGGCAGAATATGGCCCCAGAAGAAGTCTATAAGACAGTAGAGAATCTGTTTGACGATCCTGAATGGGTACAAGTAGGTATGAATCCTTATAGAGCTTCTTACTTTTATGATAAAGCTGATGGTATGCCTGTTGTTTCGGCTGAACAAGTAATGCAAGTAGGCCCATTAGTATTTGCTAAAAGGGCAAAAAAGACAACACCTGATGACCCTCGATTTGAGTTTGAGAATAAAATTACAGGTGTTAAAGCAAATTTTGATAAAGGTGGAATGGCTATGGAAGAACAAACTCAAATGGCCTTTGCGCTGGGCGGCTCTGTAGAAGAGGTAGATCCCATATCAGGTAATGAAGTACCACCGGGATCTCTTCCAGAAGAGGTACGTGATGACATTGATGCAAGGCTTAGTGAGGGTGAGTATGTCGTACCCGCTGATGTAGTACGGTACTACGGTGTTAAGTTCTTTGAGGATCTGCGTACACAAGCTAAGTCTGGCTTTGAAGATATGGAAGCTAATGGACGTATTGGTGGTCAACCTGTACCAGAGGAAAACTCTCTACCGTTTGACGTATCTGAACTACAAGTAGAAGAAGAGCCTGTACAGATGAACGAGGGTGGTTTTCTAGACAGAGAGGCTTTAGAGGCAAAGTTTCCTGCTTCCTTTATGGGTTCTGGTAGCCCAGCGCAGGAATGGAAGACCTTTGAAAACGAAGCAGGTTTAACTATTACTATTCGTTACGTTAATGGTCAACCTATGTCACCCATTCCTGCAGGGTATACTGAGGTTGGTGCTAGGTCTGAGCAAGCTCTTGAAGCTCCAAGGGGTGATGACAGTGACCCACAGTTTGGTGATCCTAGTAACGCACCAGAGCCTGTTGATTTAAGTAAACTCTCTGAAGACGAGCTTGAAAAAATAGGTGACAAGGCTGCAACTATGGGTACTCTTGAGGAAATAGTTGGTTATGGTACTGGGCCTGCTCTTACTCAAATAATGAGGATGACCAGAGAAGGTAGAGCAGCAAAGGTTAACTCTGAGGTTGCTAGTAGGTTATCGAGTGGTAAAAATGCTGACGGTACAGATCTAACGGAAAGTCAAATAACTCAGTTAGGAAAGATTTTTGATAAAACTGCAGACACAGAAGATACAGGTTCTAGGTTCTTTGGTGGTCAGAGGACTTTAACTGAGGGTTTACAAGATACTTCTGGAGATAAACAAGTCGGATTTGCTGACACATTCTTAGGAGATTTACTTGGGTTTGATGGAACTCCCGGCATACAAGCTAAAGATAAAGACGGTAATAAGTTAGGTTTAGATGCATCTATTTCTGGTAAACGAAGAAAACCTGTTGAAAAACCTGCAGTAGGTAGCGGTAGCAATAATGATGGTGGTAGCGACGATAGTTACAGTGCAGCTGATGCAATGAGAGATAGATTAGATAGACAAACTAAAGAAGAAGGTCAGTCTGGCGGTTTCCAAGGAAGTGTAACTAATGGGTCTGTTTACGCAGGAGGTAATAGAGCAGAAGGTGGTTTAATGCTCAAGAAAGACAAGAAGAAAAAGAAGAAATAATAAGGCTACCCGGCAGTAATGCTGGCCCCAACATAAAGGAACTACAATATGTCTATGACAGAACAAACTATTATTAAAGCTGACAGTTATGCACACGAGCGTAACAAAGAACTTCTTGAAAAAGAGCAACGTGAACTAGATGCACTGTTAAAAGGTGAACAGGGCGATGAAGAAGCAAAAGATAATCAGGAACCCGATAGCGAAAGCGTTGAGGACACCCAAGTTTCAGATGAGAGTAATACGGAACAAAAAGAAACACGGTCAGTGGAATCCCAAGAGTCCGAAACGGATGATTCAGGAACAGATGGACTAAGCGCTGAAGAGAAATCTTTTAAAAAGCGATACGGTGATATACGTAAGCTCTTACAGAATAAGGAAAAAGATTGGAATGAAAAGTTTGAAAAGCTACAAGGACAACTTGAAAAAGCTTCTAAGAATGAACTGGTTCTTCCCAAATCTAAGGAAGAGATTGAAGCTTGGACAGCTAAGTACCCTGATGTTGCGGGTATTGTCGAAGCTATTGCAGAAAATAAAGCTGCTGAAAAAGCTTCTTCCTTGGACACGCGACTCCAAGAAATAGAAGAGCTACGTACTCAAGCTAAGAAAGAGAAAGCTGAAGCGGAGCTTATGTCTTTACACCCTGACTTTGAAGAGATTCGCTCCTCAGACGAGTTTCATAACTGGGCAGAAAAACAACCTAAAGTTGTACAAGATGCTTTGTATGAAAACTCAGAGGATGCTAAATCTGTAGCAGTAGCTATTGACCTCTATAAGTCACACAAGGGTATTAAAGCTAAGTCTACTAGTAGTTCAGATAAGGCTGCTGCCTCTTCTGTTAAAACTAAGGGTAGAACAACTGTAAACGATGATGAGAGTAAAAACTTCTGGCGTGAATCAACTGTTGCTAAAATGAGTGACAAAGAGTTTGAGAAACATCACGAAGAAATACACGAAGCTCAGAAATCTGGTAAATTTATTTATGATTTGTCAAAATAACTATTGACAATAGCTGCAAGTTTAGTATAACTTGTATAGTATGCACTTAAAATGTGTATTTAAACTAAGACTCTAGCCACTAAAAGACTACCCAGACACGTTTAGCCCTTATTAGATACGGTAGGCATACCTTAATAATAAGCTACCTAGATAAGTTTTGGCCTCTGTTGTGGATATTGATCTGTAAAACTCAACGGTCATATCTATAAGGAGATTAATTATGGCTGCATTTGGAAAAGCTAATAGCTATACCAACCTTGACAATGGAGTATTCTCCAGCGTTATCTACTCAAAGCAGGCACAGATTGCGTTTCGCAAGGCTGCTACTGTAAATGCAATTACTAACTCAGAATATTTTGGTGAGATTGCGAACCAAGGGGATACAGTGCGTATTCTTAAGGAGCCAGATATCACTGTAAATGCATTGCTACGTGGTACAACCGTTTCGGCGCAAGACCTCGTTGACAATGACTTTCAGTTGACTATCGACAAAGCCAACTACTTTGCCTTCAAGCTTGACGATATTGAAGAGCAGCAAGCCCATCACGACTTTATGCGCTTGTCATCTGATCGTGCAGCATATAAAATGGCTGACGCTATGGATGCTGACGTATTGTCATATATGTCTGGTTACACTACTGCGGGTGCTGTAGTTAGTTCCGTAAGCGGTACTGCTTCACACCAAACTGCAGGTGACTTGACGGGTGAACTTCTGACTGCTAACAAGTTGGATATGTCAGACTTCGGAAACATTACCACTTCTGCTTCTGCAGGTACAACTGGTGACTCAATTCCGTTGGCTCCTCGCTTCGGTGGTGCAACAGCCGCATCAACCGCCACAGCAACACCTCTCCAAGTTGTAGCCCGTATGGGTCGCATTATGGATCAGGCTAATGTTGATACTCGTGGTCGTTGGCTGTGTGTTGACGCCGTATTTATGGAAATGTTGAAAGACGAAGATTCTCGCGTATTGAACGCAGACTTCGGTGGTGCAGGACTGCAAAACGGTCTGGTACTTAACAATCTTCACGGTTTCCGTATTTACCAGTCAAACAACCTTCCTGCGAAGGGAACTGGCCCCGGAACCACAGGTACTACTGCACAGGACGATAACTATGGCGTTATTGTAGCTGGACACGACTCCGCTGTTGCAACTGCACAGCAACTCAACAAAGTTGAGACTTATCGTGACCCAGATTCATTCGCTGATATTGTTCGCGGTATGCACCTTTACGGGCGTAAAATTCTACGTCCAGAGGCTCTGGTAACTGCAGTATACAACGCTGCTTAAATAGTTAGAGAGTAGGCTGCTTAACTGTGGCCTACTCTTTTTCTTAGTCTTGCATTGAAAAAGGATACCTCTTATGGCAATCACTACAGCAATGTGCAGCAGTTTCAAGCAAGAGTTGCTTGGAGGTGTTCACGATCTTGATACGGACACTTTGAAAATAGCTTTAATCAAAGCCAGTCCGTCAGGCACTTACGATGCCACAACTACTAACTACTCTGACGTTACAGGTAACTCTGATGAAGCTTCTGGTACTGGTTATAGTGCTGGCGGTGGAACTTTAGATTCACCTGCTATCTCACTTTCTGGAACTACAGCTTTTGTTGACTTTGCTGATGAAGCTTTCAGCAACGTAACAGTTTCTGCAGATGGTTGTATTATTTACAACTCTTCTCAGTCAAACAAAGCTATTGCAGTATTTGACTTTGGTGGTACTGTTAGTGCAACCTCTGGTACACTCACTGTACAGTTCCCAACAGCCGATGCTACAAACGCTGTTATTCGTCTTACCTAAATAGTTAGGGCTACTTATGGCAAAGTTTGCTGACCGTGTAAAAGTAAGCACAAGCACTACTGGAACAGGTACAATCACTCTAGGATCTGCGGAGACTGGTTTTGTGGTTGTACCTTCTTCTTTAGATGGAGAGACTCTAAGATATGTAATCGAAGATGGGGGATCTCCTGCAACTGCTTTCGAGATTGGGACTGGAGTTTTTACCAACTCTGGAAGCACTCTCACACGGTCACTTACTTCCTCTTCTACAGGAAGTCTACTTAACTTATCTGGTAGCGCAAAAGTATTTATATCGCCTACTGCAGATGATTTACAGTTTGTTCAAGTTTATAGTTCTACTAGTGATCTACCATCAGCTTCAAGTAATCACGGTAGAATAACTCACGTACACGGCGATGGTGCAATGTACTTTGCACACGCTGGTAGTTGGGTCAGATTACAAAACTACGACTCAAATCTTCAATCCTTTGTGGACACATTTACACTACCTACATCTGATGGTACTGCAGATCAGGTTTTAAAAACTAATGGCAGCGGAACTCTTCAATTCGGCACAATAACTTCTTCTGCGGGGTTTAGCGCAGTAAACGTGGCCTCCCGCACTTTAACCACTGACACCACAGTAGGAGCCACAGAAAGCGCTCTAACAGTTGGGCCGCTTACTATTGCCAGCGGCGTAACTTTAACTATTGCGGCTGGGGGAAGGCACGTAATCCTATGACCGAAATTCGTGTAGATACAATCGTTGATGCCGCTGGAACAGGCGCACCCAACTTCACTACCGCCCCAACCGTGGGTGGTGTTGCTCTAGGCAGTATAGGTACTTCCAGTTTTACGAGTAGTGGTACTGAGCCATCAAGCCCTAGTGATGGTGCAGTTTGGTGGGATACTACAAACAGCGAATTAATGATCTATGCAAACAGTGAGTGGCAAACGGTTACTTTGGGAGCTTCACCACCCGCTTTACCTTCGCATTACGGCGATAGGGGAATACAGGGGCCGGGATATAGCGCAGTTGAGTATTCAAGTACTAGCAATTATGGTAATACCATTGATTATTGGGATTTTACCACCCTTGGTAATGCTTCTGACTTTGGAGATGATGCACATTATATCTCGTCTAGTTCTTGTACGGCGGGATCTGGTCGAGGATTTATTATCTCTGGAAATATACAAGGTACTTTGACTCCGAATATTCGGACAATTCTTACTGCCACTTTAGGTAATTCAAGTCAGTATGGTGATATAGGAGTAGCTAAACAAGACACTTGTGCAGACAATGATGCAGACCGAATGTTTGTTTCTGGATTTACAAGCACCGATAACCGTATTGAGTATAAAAGTATAGAATCCTCTGCAAACACTGCTGATTTTGGAGACATTACAGACAACGATTATCAAGCAATGGGAGTGGCTAGTGATGGCACTAGAGGCTTCTTTATGGGCGGGAACGGCAATAACGGCCTGACTGACCGAATTTGTTCTATTGTAATACAAACAACGGGTAACGCTACTGATTGGGGTGATCTTGCACTCGCTTGTATGAACACAAAAGCCTGTGGTAACGATACTAGGGTTTTGCATTGTAGGGGCAGAAAGCAAGGTTTTGTTGAATTTTCTGAAATATATTATTTCGACACATCTTCTGCAGGTAACGCATCTAGCTTTGGGGATATGGGTGATGACACTTGGTTGGGTGGGATGTCGTGTAATGAAACTAGAGCCTGTTATTCTGGTGGTACTGCGAATTATCCTAATAAAAGAGATGAGATTACGTATGTCACAATAGACACTCTTGGTAACGGAACCGATTTTGGGGATCTAACCAAAGAACGGGGTAATACTGATTCAATGTCGGGGGCCGCTGCGTAATGTCTGATATTACAGTAGATAAAATTAACAATTTAGCTGGCACAGGTGCTGCTAATTTCACCTACGGAATTAAGGTTGGAGGAAGTTTGCAAGGCCTTGGTGGCGGCGCATTTACTAATAGTGACACTGAACCCACTAGCCCCAGCGATGGTGATGTTTGGTATCAACCAACGCTTAGGTATTTAGACTATCGGGCTGGGGGTGAGTGGAAGCGAGTTGTTGGCAGTGGAACGGCAAATCCACTTCCTCCTGTCTGGTTTGGTGATAGAGCATTGTTTACGTTAGGTTTTGTAAGCGCTGGCCGAGACAATAGAATACAGTACTACGACTTAGATGTTGGAGCGACTGTTAACACTTTCGGTAATTTATTAGCAGATTCTGCATATGTTACTGGTGCTTCTGGTGGGGGTCGAGGTCTATTTGCGGGCGCAGCGACAAGCTCAGGGGTCGTTAATACAATACAATACATCACAATAGCCTCGACTGGAAACTCTACTGACTTTGGTGATCTGACAGAGGTTTCTTATACCATTGCTTCAGCATCTAATGGCAACAAAGCTATTTATGCTATGAATGATAATAACAAAACGAGTTTAATCCAAGAAGTCACCATAGATACCGCTGGCAACGCCACCGCTTGGTCTGGCACTTTAACTCAGGCCAAAAGTAATGGTTGCGGTGCTTCTGATGGTACTAAGGGTTTCTTCTTTGGTGGGAGAACGGCTTCTAGTTCTACTGCTATTAATGAAATAGATTACGTGACTATTGCTACGGATGGTAATGCCTCAGACTGGGGAAATCTTGCTACGGCAAGAAAAGATACGGGCGGCAACTCCGCTTGTGGAACCAGTAGCCGTATACTTATTGGTGGGGGAACTAATTCATCAGGAAATTATACTGCAACTATTGATTATATAAATCCAGCAAGTGCTGGTAATGCGTCTAGTTTTGGTAATTTAGCAAACGCTCTTTGGTATACTGGCTCTACGAACAACGATACACACGCAATTTGGGTTCAAGGCCTAAATGCTTCAGTTCAATTCCAAAATTACGCTCATAGAGTTACAATAGATACTACTGGAAATGCCTCACTTTGGGGTACTACCGCTGAGGCGGGGTACGGCATAGGTGCTACATCAGGAGCGCATTCATAATGAGTACATTAAAAGTAAACACCATTAAAGATAACGGCACAGCGATTGACCTTGAAAATGGTATCTTAGTCGGTGGTACCTCACCTACACAAAATTACACTGCCAGTGGAACTGAGCCTAGTAGCGGGAATGCAAACGGCGACTATTGGTGGGATACTGGCAATGAAAAACTTTATCAGTATTTTAATGGTGAATTTCGAGCGATTACTACAGTACCCCCGCCACCACCACTGTCGCATATTGGCGATAGGATGCTTGTAGCGGGTGGTAACGGTCCCACATCTGCAATTCGTTACATAGATTTAACTGGTTCTGGTGGCTCAACCTCATTTGGATCTTTAACAAGTGCTAGAAATGGAGTCTCAGGCTCATCAAGTGGTAGTCGAGGGATATTTGCAGGGGGTATAATAAGCAATTACATTAACAACATCGATTATGTTACAATCTCTACGCCGGGAAATTCTACCGATTTTGGCGATCTGACAAGTATTCAAACGGTTTCTTCTGCATCTGATGGCACTACCACAATCTTTGCAATGTGGGATGGTGCTACTACATATAACGGCTGGATTTCAGAAATTACAATAGCAACTACTGGAAACGCTAGTGTTAGGAGCGGCCTCCTAACTCAGACTAGGAGTAATGCTTGCGGTGCTTCTGACGGCACTAAAGGTTTCTTTTTTGGCGGGTACGCCTCTAGCGGTCGTGTAAATACTATAGATTATGTAACTATTGCCACAGCTTCTAGTGCAATTGACTGGGGGGATCTTACTTCAGTTAGGTATCAACAAGGACAAAATTCGGCTTGTGGAAATAGTAGTCGTGTTCTTCACGCTGGTGGTAATGATGGAATTACTTATACCAATACTATCGAATACATTAATCCCGCTAGTGCTGGAAACGCCACTGACTTTGGTGATCTGCTTGCAGGAATGAGGTTTAGCAGTTCTGCTTGTAACAGTACTAAAGCTTGTTGGGTTGCTGGGAAATCAACAACGGCGTATTTGAACACTCAACAAATAGTCACCATAGATACCACTGGGAATGCCACATCTTTTGGAACTTACAATGCTACGTTGCAGAGTCTGGGGGCTTGTTCGGGGTTCCCTTCGTAATTACTAGACTAAAAACTTCAAGGAAAACAAATGACAAATATAGTTACAAAACCAATCACGTTTTCTTTGCCCGTTGAGGCATCTGAAAATATTAATCAGGTAGCTGCAGCTAGGGTTGCTGAAAAACTACCAGAAATAGATCAGGCAACACGAGCCTTTGATCGTCAGAACTCTCAAACAACACTGAGTTTAATGACCCTGACTATGCTTAACGGGCACTCGCCAATGCGAATGCTTCGACAAGTTGCTGCAGAGGTTGAAACTCGTAAAATGGCTCTGAATGAAGCGCAAGTCAGTCACGCTGAGTGCCGTGAAGAAATTCTAGAATTAGAGGGCCAAGACGATATCGTGTCAGAGGCCAAGTTGCGAATGAAGCGCCATTCTTTAATGACGTTAGAGCATAAAATTAATGGTTCCATCAAAGACATTGCTACGCTGTGTGACGCCTACGATAATCTGAAAGAAAAGCACGGTATTGATGAATGGGATGAGCTTTCTTTTGAGGCTGAAGAGAAGCGGCATCACGTAAGGCGTGGCTTTGAGCTTATGTACCGAAATTTGTTGAATGGGGGTCGAGCATCAACTTCAACGATTGAATATATGCAGCAATATGGAGTGCATCCGCAGATCGGTTTTACTGAGGTAAGCGGGTATGTACAGGTGTGTGGTCAACGCATTGCACAAGGCGAATTGTTACACTCAAACGATCTTGAAGATTTCTTGGATGCAATGGCTGAAAAGTATCACAAAAATGTAGATGCTACTGCCGAAAGAATTTTTGGAAAAGCTGATTTTGTGAATCCAGAGTATATGCTGCAGCTCGAAAAGCCAAAAGGGGATGAAGATGTTTCTGAAGTATAAATTACATAGAACTCATATGGGAAACACAACACCACCGTGGGTCGAAAATCCGGGTCACTTTTTTGATCCAGACAATAAAACTTACATTGGTTACACGCCTGATGAAGCTGATCGAGCGTATTGGGTTCCTGATACCGTTACAAACTATACGCAGTCAGAACTGGTTACTTACGTTCTCGATCTGCATTCTCGCTACCCAATTTTAGAATTAAGTGAAGATAACCCCTCAGAAACACCAAGTGCTATGACGAATGATGAAGTAACAGCATTTGTGAACGCTTGGGCGACTGCAGTAAGTTCTTAAAAGGAACGTAAATGCTAGGCTTTAGCCCCCTATCATCAACAACTCTTGCAGACGATGGACTCTTAATAGTTTCATCGTCTATTAGTTTGTCAGGGGTAAACAGTCAAGGTTCTACAGGTAGTTTAAATCTTACTGTAGTAGACAGTAAAACTTTAACATCTGTTTCTAGTGTAACTGCAGTAGGTTCTGTTTCAACATCTGTAGTAGATACTGAGTCATTAGTGTCTGTATCTAGTTCCACTGCGTTAGGAACTTTATCTTTAACTGTAACGGATTCAGAGACTCTTTCCTCTGTTTCCTCCTCTTCTCAGATCAACTCTTTAGGAGTACAATCAGAAGATGCGCAGTTAGTAACATCTGTATCTACATCCTCTCAAGTTGGGAATATAGTTACTAATATAATAATCCCACTCTCTTCAGTAAATACAACAAGTCAAGTTTCATCACCACAAGGAACTAGTGAAGACCAACAACTTCTAAACTCAGTTTCCTCAATCTCACAAATAGGAACTGTCTCCACAAGTACTTCAGAGCAAGATGTTCTAAGCGGTGTTTCTTCTGGTTCTAGCATTAATAATATATCTGTAACAGTCACTGACTTACAGGTACTAACTTCTGCATTTTCTTCAGTACAAGTTAACTCTGTTATACCAAACAGCGGCATAGATTTAACTGGAGACTCTTCTTCAGTTGTTGTAAATTCAGTTAACTCAAATGCGACATCTAACGAAACCCTTTCAACACTAAACTCAACTACACAAGTAGGCTCAATTCAAATTGGCCCTTCAGAACACCTAGTAGCAGTTTCAGTAACTTTAAGTGTTTCTTCTTTAACATTATCTGCTAGTTCAAATAAAACTGTTGAAGATGTAAACTCTGCCCTTATTTCGGGAAATATAGGCGGTTCAATTAGTGTTGAGCTATCCTCAGACTCAAGTGTTTCTGAAATAGGGGTTGTTACTAAAACAGCCTCTAGTAACCCAACATTAGTTAAAGTTACTTCACAAACATTTGTTGATATATCCGCATCAGGTACTGCCAACACAGACTTATCAACAGTATCTTCATCTACTCAAATACCAAACAGTTTAGATACAGAAGTTGTTAATATTGCTTCTACAGTAGGTGTTAATACTACCTCTGAAGTAAATAATGTTTCTGGTATCGAAACTATAAACGCTGATGTTCTCTTAGATACTACACCTAATTTATACTATTCTGGTGATACTTCTGGTGGAGTTAATTATACAAGATCTACACAGATTCAGAGTTCTTCTATTGGAGTCGAACTTTATTTTAAACTAGATTCTAATTATACTACTGGTACAACTTGGATATTTGATTCACAAGGTTCTAAGTCAGGTTGGACTAGTCAGAGAATCTACGCTTACCTAAACGGAAACTCTATTAGCTCTCACGTTAAGTTAGGTAACCAGTTACTTAGGACAGCGACTAGTTCGTTTACTATTAGCCCGTCTGGTGGTATATCTGTAGACACTTGGTACAGATTACACGTATATCAGAGTGGTCAGCGTCACTACATAACCTTGTATGATGACTCTAATAGTCTTGTACACTATCAAAGTCAATTACTTACGATAAGCTATGGGCCTTACACTTCAAGCTCCTATCAATTTTTCTTAGATGATTTTACTGTAGGCGGTTATGCTGGAAACACTTTCCAAGGCTTAATAAATAACTTTAACATAAACGCTCCTTCAAATTTCAATAGGAGTTTAGTCCTCAATCAAAGGACTACCCCTACTTGGGCAGCTACTGGCGGTTTCACAAATGACGCAACAGCAGCTGATACACTTGTTTTTGATAGCCCTTTTCAAGCACCTCACAAAGTAAATTCTGGTGTAGCTGTTTCACCATTATCTTTTTTCGTAGACTCTTCTGTTACTCTTGACTCGGCTACCTTTACAGGTCAAGTTGGTAATATTGACAGTTTCAACGTAAATTCTAGTATAGATCTTATTAGTGTTACTACTAGTTCAGATTTACAAACTGTAACTCAAGTTCACTCAAGTAACCCTACAATCATCTCAGTACCTGTACAAACAGATATTGAAGATGTTGATAAAATTTCTACAGTATTTCTTCCAACATCTTTACTAGGGGTTTCTCTAGGAGCGGTTGTTGAAAATTTAAGTTTAACTTTAAGTAGTTCATCTTCTAACATAGTTACAGATGATCTTTCAGTTAGCTCCTCTGTAAGTATTAATAGTGTATCATCTCAAGCCTCTATACAAGGTATTTCTAAACTTGTAATAGTTGATTTAAATGATGTTTCTTCAAGTGTAGGTATTAACGACTTAAAAGAAAACTTATCTCTAACTTTATCAACAGTTACATCTACATTACAAACCCCTAGTTTAATAATTGATATTGATGAAATTATACCACCCTCACTGTCGGTATCTTCTCAAGTATCTGTAGGTCAAGTTAATACTGGTGTTGGATCACCCTTATCTAGCATAAGCACTAGTTTAGATATTAACCCCGTTGTACTAGGGGTATTACTTGAAAAAGTTGAATCTGAAGTTACTCTTACACCAATATCAATCGGTGTACCCCTTACTGGTGTAAGCTCTAGTTCAGAGATTAATACACTTGAATCATTAGTTAGCACACTAATTAACGGTGTATCAAGCCCAGCAAGTGTTAACTCTCTTGCTGCAACTAATAACAGTATCATAAGTATTAGCTCTGTATCTACTGCTTCACAAGTTGCTCCTACACTTGATGTAAACTCTATTGCTATCATTACAGGTGTAAGTTCTGCTACAGCCTTTAATATTGATTCAGCTTTTACAGGTCAAGCAAGTCCTTCTGGAGTTTCCTCTTTACTTGAAGTTGGTGCAGTAATTGTAAATATTACAAAAGTACTTTCTTCTGCAAGCTCTTCTTTCAATGCATCTGATGAAGTAAAGGGTGTAATAAACGCATCTGTACAACTAAGTACCTTACCGTTAGTTACTGTGGGTAGAGGTTCTATAACACTGTCTACAGATGGATTTAACTTTGAAGAGTTTAAGAATGCTTATGACAGAGCAAGAACTGTTTATATTTCGAGGGCTGCTTAATGTCAAGTACATCTGATGAAAGAACTGTTGTTATAGTAGAAGAACTTAGAACAGTATTCGTAGAAAAAGATGATACACCTTTTGATAGGTATATCTACATTACTAAGTAAAGGATCATAAAATGGCGTTTAGATGGCCTAACAAAGACCCAGATGAAACACTTGACTATAGTGTTGATTGGTCACGTTTTCTAGGTGATAAAACAATATCAAGCGTTCAATGGTTTCTTAGAGATGAGAACCGTGTTATGCAAGAGATCACGGCTGGGCAAACTCTGAATAATATAACTATTACGTCTACGACTAATACTGATACAGTTGCGACAATATATATTGCTGGTGGACTAAACAATGTTGACTATAAGTTTACCTGTCGTATAACTAACAACTTAGCTAATACTGTAGAGAGATCTATTAAAATAAGAATGCGGGAACAGTAATATGGCATACGACTTTTTAGGGATAGTTAACGACATAAACAGAAGGTCTAATGAGGTAGAGCTTACAACAGCTAACTTTGATACAGTTACTGGTTATTACTCCGCTATTAAGGACTCTGTTAACTCATCAATTAACTTTATAAATCAACACGAATATGAGTGGCCTTTTAATCACTCTGAGGAAGAAGAGACACTTACAGCTAACATTGTTAGGTATTCCACTCCCGGGGATGCTAAGACTGTTGATTGGGATAGCTTTAGAATAGCGAGAAGTGCTACATTGGGTAATGAAACAGTTAAATTAAAATTGATTTCATACGAAGAATATCTTGACAAATACGCAGATTACGAGTATAACTCTGAGTTAAAAGGTATGCCACGTTATGTGTTTCAAACACCTAGTAGAGAGTATGGGTTAGTACCTGCTCCAGACAAAGCTTACACTATCTTTTATGAGTATTACAGACTACCTGTCGATTTAGTTAACTCTACTGATGTACCTTCTTTACCAGAGTACTTTAGACACGTTATTGTAGACGGTGCTATGTACTACTTGTTTATGTTTAAGGGTGATATGCAAGCAGCTAATGCCTTACAACAAAAGTTCCTTATGGGTATTAAACATTTAAGAAGTACTTTTATAAACAGAACAAACTACGTAAGAGACACTAGAGTACATTACTAATGGCTATACAGTATCAAACATTTCCTATAGAATTTAAAGGGGGTCTTATTTCAAACCTAAGCCCTCTTCAACAGGGTGTGAATGCTGTAGGATCAGCCTCTATTTTAGAGAACTTTGAACCATCTACAAGTGGGGGGTACTCTAAAGTAAAAGGTTTTACTAAGTTTGATACAACAGTTTTACCGGGGTCAGGGGATGTTTTACTTACTAAGGTATTAGGTCTTAACTTTGTTTTAGCGGCTAGGGCTGATGGTGGTGTTACTAAATACTACGAAAGTCAAGGAAGTGGGTGGACTTTAAGAGGAACCGCTGCTTCTTTAGGCCAAAGAGTTCGTTTTGTTGATGTCACATTGGGCGGTAAAAAGAAAACTATATTAGTGGATGGAGTTAACTTTCCATCTATTTATAATGACACTGATGACACCTTTACTTTTTTATCAGCTTCTAACTCTCCAGACATTGCTGCATCATCAGATACAGAGTTCTTTAAAAATCATTTTTTCTTTGCTAGTGGTGCTAACCTTGTATTCAGCGCCCCCTTTGATGAAACAGATTTTTCTGCAGCTAATGGTGCTGGTAGCCTTTCTCTAGGTTCTGAAATAGAGGGCTTAAAAGTATTTAGAGATCAGCTTATAATTTTTACTAAAAGGTCTATACATAAGCTTGTCGGTAATAGTGTTTCAGATTTTAATTTATCTCCTATAACACTGGATATTGGTTGTACTGCAAAAGAGACTATTCAAGAAGTTGGTGGAGATATTATGTACCTATCCTCTGATGGGATTAGGTTATTATCTGCTACTGATAGAATTGGTGATTTCGGTTTAGCTGTTGCATCTGCCCCTATTAAAAAAGATACAGAGTATTTTCTAAAACTTGCTAATAATTTTTCCTCTTTAGTTATAAGGGAAAAAGCCCAGTATAGAATATTTGGTTATAACGCAGCTACTCCCTCAGACTTATCACCCGGACTACTTGCAACAAAGTTTTCCGCTCAAGGCGCAGACTCTATAGCTTGGGCTACATTAAGGGGGATGAAGGTAAACGTATCTGACAGCCAAATTACTGGAAACTCTGAAACTATCGTATTTGGTAATGACTCAGGATACGTTTATAAGATGGAGTTTGGATCTAGTTTTGACTCTGAAAACATAAGGTGTGTTTATGAATCTCCTTATATGCCCATTCAAGATCCTCAAATAAGAAAAACTTTTTACAGAGTTACTACCTATGTAGAACCCACAGCCGTACTTAGTTTAGATATAAACTTATCATATGATTTTGCTGGTCAAGGAAAAGGTACTACGATTGATCCCCCTACAAGCACTCTTGTAAGTACGGCGGGTGCAGTATCTTTATATGGCGCTCCGACTTCTATTTACAATACATCTACCTATGGTAGTTTTGCTGACAGGATTTATGAAACATTTGCGCTAGGTAGTGGTAAGACGGTTTCAATTAGGTATGAAGATGACTCTACTAACCCAACATTTAAATTAGACACTGCAGTGTTAGAATTTAGAACTAACGAAAGACAGTAAGGACAAACTAAAATGGCAGGATATACAAGACAAGATACTACAGGTCAGATAGCTAATGGTGAAGCTATTGATGCTGATGACATTAACGCTGAGTTTATCGCTCTTCAAACTGCTTTCACTGGTGCATCTGGTCATAATCACGATCCTAGTTTATCTGACTCAGGAGCGCCTATTGAGAAGGTTGGCCCTGCAGGACAAATTACGGTAAACTCAACTCAAGTGTTACCTAATGGTGATAACACTATAGATCTTGGTGGTTCAACGTCTAGTGCCAGATTTAAAAATGGTAGATTTGGCTCTACTGTCTCAGCGGCTACTCTTGATGGGGATACTGTAGTAGCTGGTAGTAGTGGTTATATGACCCTTACAGATAATGAGTTAGATGTTTCATCAGGTAACCTTCTTGTAGATGTCGCTGGTGATATAACATTAGATGTAGCTGGCGGTAACATTCTTCTAAAAGATGCAGGTTCTGACTTTGGTAGTTTAAATAATGCATCTGGCAATATGACTATCAGATCTGGTACTACAGATGCGGTGGTATTTAGTGATGCTAATGCTGACTTTCAAGGTACTCTAGATGTAACACTTGCTGCAACTTTAGATAACGATTTAACTGTTGCTGGTAATGTATCTTTTAGCAATGCTACTAATACTGGTTTGTTTGCTGTAACTCCCCCCTCTACTTTTACAGGTACAGTGACAGGTAACGGTGGTTTCTCAGGATTACTAACAGGTAACGTAAACGGTGACGTATTAGCTACAGATGGAACCGTAGTTCTTCAGAATGGTACAGATGGGTCAGATGCTGCACTAACTGGTACAGTCTCAAGTCTATCTAATCACGACACTGATGATTTATCAGAAGGTTCTACTAATCTTTACTATACGTCTACTAGGGCAGATACTGCAGCAAAAGGTGCTATCTCTGTTACGGACTCTGGTGGTGACGGTTCTTTAGCTTATGACAGTAGTACAGGTGCTATTACTTACACTGGGCCAAGTGCTACAGATACTAGAGCGCATTTCAGTGGTGGAACTGGTGTATCTATTACTGATGGAGAGGTTGCGATTGGTCAGGCAGTAAGTACAACTGATGATGTAACTTTTAATAATCTCACATTAGACGGTGATCTTACTGTAGGTGGTACTACAACAACAGTGAACAGTACAACTGTAACTGTAGCTGATCCTATTTTTACACTAGGTGGTGATACCGCACCTACTGCAGATGATAACAAAGATCGTGGTATTGAGTTTAACTGGCATAATGGAACCGATGCTAAACTAGGTTTCTTTGGTTTCGATGATAGTGAAGGTAAATTTACCTTTATACCAGATGCAACAAACAGTAGTGAAGTTTTTACTGGTACTGCAGGTACTGTTGTCGCCTCTACTTTCGAAGGAGATTTGACCGGGGATGTAACTGGAACAGTTAGTGATTTAAGTAATCAGGACACTGATAGTTTATCAGAAGGCTCTAGTAATCTTTATTTTACAGACGATAGAGTTACAACTCCAGCTAGAGAGGCTTTATCAGCTAGTGGCGGTATATCTTATAATAGTTCTACTGGTGCTTTTTCCACTGACCCTAACTCAACCGTACAAGCCTCTAAACTTGACTTAGGCACTTGGGAAATTCAACAGTCAGGAACTTCTCTAAAATTTCTTACTGGTGGCACCTGTAGGATGCAACTAGATTCTAATGGTAACCTTACTGTAGAAGGCAATATAACTGCTTATGGCGCTCTAACACCTTAAAGGACTAAGTAATGGCATTACCTTCATCAGGAGCTATCTCTCTTAATCAGATGCACGTAGAGGCAGCTGGGTCAGGTGTAAGTGGAACTACTGTTTCACTTAATGATTCTGATATAAGAGGTTTAATTAGTAAAGGTTCTGCAACAGGTATGAACTTTGCTGAATGGTATGGTAGTAACTCAGTTGAGTCTGTCTCCTTCGATGTAATCGGCGGTGGTGGCGGCGGCGGTGGCGGTATGCATAACGGCGGCAACACTGGGGGTCTAGTTGACGGTGGTAATGGCGGTAACAGTAGTTTTACTATTACTCACTCAGGTACCACTCTTTTAGGAAGAACTTCTACTGGTGCCACAGGTGGCGCTGCAAGCTCTCTCAACCATAGCGGTGATAGTAGTGGTGAGGCTAGTGCATTTGGTGCTGGTGGCGCTGACTCCAATAAGCAACAAAACGGATTTGCTGCTCCTGCAACATCGTATGGCGCAGGTGGCGGTGGCGGTGGAGGCCGTAGACAAACAAACTTCTTTGGTTCAGTATACAACACAGACCCCGCTGGTGCTGGGGGTTCTGCGGCAGACAGAAATCAAGGTACTTCCTCAGTTAATATCTATACAGGATCAGTATTAACTATTGTAGTAGGCGCTAAAGGTACTGGTGGTGTTGATCCCAACGGTGGTACAACTGGTGCTAATGGTGCTACTGGAAGAGTTTCTATTACTGTAGGTGGGTCAACTTACACTTATACTAACCCCGGAACATATACGGTAAACTTATAATGTCTGACTTTACACCAGAACAGTTAGAAGAAATGCTTGACAGAGCTGCTAAGAAGGGCGCTAGACAAGCCTTGTGTGATTTAGGCTTATCTGATATGGATGCAGCTAGTGACATTAAAGAGCTACGTAGTTTGTTGGACTCTTGGAGAGACACAAAGAAAAGTATTTGGAAAACTTTAGTACAATTAGGAACAGTTGCAGTACTGACATTCATAGCTACTGCCGTATGGATGCAAGTAGGCAAGTAAGGAAAAAATAGATGGCAAAACGTTTCTTAGGATTTACACCAGAGCAGAGAGGCAAGATTGTGCCTGAGTTAGCTGGTATGCAAGGTGATGAACAGCGTAGAGTTATTGCATCTAATCCTGCTTATCAAGCTAAACTAGGTAATGCAACAGAGCAAGCTATGCGTGTTTTAAACCCTCAACCAGTTAAAGCTAATAATGGTATGTATGTAAAAGGTTTTAACGAGGGTGGACAAGCTAAACTAGATGCCGCACAGAAACGTGTGGCTGATGCTCAAGAAGCTTTACAGGCCGCTAGAGATGCTCAAGCCGCTAATCCAGAAGATGCATCTCTAGTAACAAAGGTCACTGAGGCTGAGACTAGGTTAAGAAATGCCCAAGAAGCTCTTCAAGGTGCAGAGACTTCATTTAAAACTACTGAGATGCCCTCTAATGTGGAGATGACATCTGCAGCCATAAATGATCCTGAGTCTTTAACTACTAAAACAGACGTAGAGAAGATAGCTACAGATGATAAACAAACCATTGCTGAGGGCACTGGTGAGGTTGGAGATGCTGAGAAGGCAACTGCAACAACTGCAGAAACAGAAGCAGACGTAGTAGCCCCAGAAAAGAAATCCGCCCCTACAGTTGAAGCCGTTACAGTTACAGATGAGGTTCAGAAAACTTTAGATTCCTTAACTGCAGCAACTGGGCTACCTAGTGACGAGGCTCTAGCTAAAGCTGCGACTATGAACCCTGATGAGTTAGCTCAACTAGGTTTAACTGCAGCACAGATTACAGCCGCACAAACAGTTAAGGCACCTGATAAACGTAAGGTAGAAGACGGTGAGATGATCTCAGGATCTTCTGTCGATATGGATCGTGTAAAGGAAGAGACAAGCTTTGAGGCGGCTACAGGCGCACCCTCTTCTGATGCTACAGTCCAAGGCCAGTTAAGCGGTCTTATGGAAGACTTTGAAGGTAAGAACCCACCAGCTTGGGCTGCAGGAGCTATGAGAGCGGCATCAGCGGCACTAGCGGCTAGGGGTCTTAGTTCTTCTAGTATGGCTGGTATGGCTATTGTACAGGCGGCAATGGAGAGCGCTATTCCTATAGCTTCTCAGGATGCTAAGACTGCAGCAAGCTTTGAGTTACAGAATTTATCTAATAAGCAACAGTCTGCTATGTTTGCTGCACAGCAACGTGCTGAGTTTCTCAACCTAGAGTTTAACCAAGAGTTTCAGACTCGTGTAGCTAATGCAGCTAAGATCTCTGATATAGCTAATATGAACTTCACTGCAGAGCAACAGATTGCTTTAGAGAATGCCCGTCTAGCTCAGTCAGTAGACCTAGCTAACTTAGATGCAGCTAATGCTAAGGTGTTGTCTGATGCTGCAGCAATGACTCAGATGGACACAGCTAATTTAAATAACCGTCAACAGGCGGCTATACAGCAAGCTAATGCATTCCTACAGATGGATATGCAGAACTTAGAGAATGAGCAACAGACTAATGTATTTAAGGCCCAACAACGTGCTAATGCTTTGTTGTCTGACCAAGCAGCTGAAAATGCGGCTAAACAGTTTAACGCATCTAATAAGATACAGGTTGACCAGTTCTATGATAATCTAAGTTCATCACTTAGTATGTTTAACTCTGAACAAGCTAATGCTCAGAATAGGTTTAATGCTGGTGAAACAAACGCTATTGAGCAGTTCAATAAGAAGATGGTAGATGAGCGTGAAAGATTCAATGCTAGTAACCAGCTTATAATTGAGCAAGCTAATGCGTCGTGGTATCAAACAGTTGCCACTATAGATACTGCAGCAACCAATGAAGCTAATCGTGCGGATGCGGCGGCTGCAACTAATATGACAGCCTTAGCGTTTAGTGCTATGATGCAAGAGACTAGGGATATGATGAGTTATGCTTGGCAGTCTGCTAACAATGATGCGGATAGAGCAACCCAGCTTGCTATTGCACAACTATCATCAGAGGATGCTAAACAGGCAGCAAGTGCTGCTAAATCTTCTGGTTTTTGGGGCGCTATGGGTAATTTTGGTAGTGCCGTTATCGAAGGTTATTTGGGTAATAGGTTCAGAGGTAGGAACCCCATCACTGGTGAAAGGGACGGATAAAATGAGCGAAGTACAATTTTCCTTTGATGCCCTAAGCTTTCTGCAAGAAGTTCTTCCAGAGCAAGAAGAGACTACACCCACAGAGTCCATAATTAGTAGACCTACAGAGCCTAAACCTGTAGAAGCTAAAGATGAAAACCAAACAATGCTACAAGACTTTGCTCGCCTACAGGCTGACCAGTATGACTTGAAGAGTATGAAGAAAGCCCCACCTGTAAAATCTAACCTTATTCAAGACTACTTAGATAACTTGGATATGTTCTACAAAGATGAGCAGATGAATGAAGCTATCAATAGCGCTCTGATGGAAGCAACTAGACCCCCTATAGGGCAACTATCAGAGACAGCTAGGACTGCTATGTTCAGTGGTGCTGATATGCAGGGTGCTGATCTGACTATGAGAGATAACGCTAGGGAAGCTCAGGATGTAGTTCAGCCTATGGTCACACCTGTCTCTAGAGGTAGACAGCCAGAGATGGCAGACAGCCCAGCGCCTGTTGATGCACCTAGTATAGATGCTCGTAGTAATGAGATGCTAGAGAAGCCTAAAGGTATTATGAATAGACCTGTAGCGGAAGCTCTGACAGATGATGATATGGGTTTGCCAGAAAGTAGATCT